AATCACGAAGAAGCGGTAGAAGACACAATGTCGGTTGATAATCTCAACTGCATTCGTGAAAGCTCAATGAAGATTGCTCAATATTGGGCCACTGGTGGACATCTTGAGCCTTGGCAGCAGCAAAAGCTTGCTATTGTTATGAACAGTCTTGCAGAAATCGCAAGATCTCTTCGCTAATACTCCTGGTAGGTACCTTCGTTAGTTGTCAGACGACTTTCTTAAATTGAAAGTATTGCAATAAGTTGTTGCAACTCATACATGGTTTAGCTAACGCGAGCTTTTTATTCCGGTCGTATCTTACATTAATAAGAACACACTTCTTTGTATCAATATTTGTGAGCTTTCTGAGTTTGGTTATCGAATTGAACTCGCTACAAGTATGCTTTTGATCTGAGTAATCTTCTCCCGTAACCTTTGATATCTTTCTGTTCTTAAGATTTGTTGGGTGAGTCTTTGCAAGATTTGAACCAATTGCCACTATTCTCTTTTTATGCAAGATAAAAGAAAAGTGATGACACCTCCGAGGATTGTCCCAATCGATCAAAGAGTGAGCAATATCCTCTAATCGTTTATACTTTGAGCTGGACGCATTCGATATCATTAAATTTAAAAATTTCCAATGATAAAGTATCCCTCGAATACACTTCAGAGTAAACAACCTTTTTTATACCATGAGCAACAATATTGGTTGCACATGAACTGCAAGGAAGAAGGTTGCACGCAAGTATACGGCATTCTCCGCGTTTTATGAGCGCTAATAGATTGGCCTCCGAATGTATCATGAAGGGCCTTCTTTTGTCTCTATCCTCCCAGAATCCTTCTGGAGCAACTTTTCCGGGAGCAAGACCGTTATATGCAACGCCAATAACTCTATTATCATGGTCCAAAGCGCATGATCCTACTTTAAAAAATGGATCTTCACTTCTAAGAGCTGCAACTTGGGCAATCCTTAGAGCGTACTCTTCCCAAGAAATTCTAGAATCTGTCATCCCAACAGAATACTACATTTTCAAACTTTTCCAACTTGCTAACGATATTGTGTACCATTAATTGTTCCCAAATTCTATATTTGTTAATGGAAGGTCCTTTCATGCAAGCAATGTAATAAGTTCTTTCTGGATGTTGTAGGATATGAGTCTTAAGTTTTAATAGCTCTTCAAAAAATATTACGGAATATTCTCCCGGTTTATAAAATGAACTATCGTCAATATCTGGAAATTTTTTAGCAATGAACCCAATAGTATGGGGATAGTCCCTAAGATATGAAGTAGATTCACAACCAACTCTTTCTAAGTTATCAGGAAAGACATAAAACGCCGTAGGATTGCTTTCAAGAAAATCTCGAGTGATTGTAACATTTTCGTATTTTGCCATGTAATTACTTATACAATTTTAGGTCCAAAGAAAGTCTCGATTGTTGGCTAACCACACTAAAACTGCGGTGTCAAGCGTCTTTATCTGCTCTTCAATCTTGTTATGTTTTCCGTATCTTTCTCCGTATGAGAGTTTCTTAGATTTCTTGGTTGCTTTCGTAAGCTCAATATCGGATTTATCTTCAAGTTTTTTCCTACCTTCTTCAATATATTTTACGTGAGCCTTAATCTCGTTATAAAATTGTTTGTGAGATGGTTGGGAATGCCAATTGACAAAGCCATCAACTACTTCTTCATACCAGAAATCTAAAATAAGCGCAAAGTTGGACTTAGTAACAAGAGTGCAAACATCCATGTACTCGTGGCGCTTGCAGGACTTACGCCACCGAGGAAAAAGAGGATTGAAGAATCGTTTTGTTGAATACTTTACGTCCTCATATTTCATGTACCGGAGCTTTAGAAAGGCGTATATAGGATTGTCCCAGCTTGTAAGCCAGTGTCTAAAAAAATATTGCACAGGATATTCCTGACGAATAAAAGCGTAAAACTTATCCCACTCTGAATTTCCCTTTCCCATTGTAGATATATCTATCGCAAGACCAAAGGGCATCAAATAAAGCCCATTACGTTCTCTATCTGCTTGAGGTAGAGCCTTATATTCTTCAGCAGTTGAAATCCTAATAGGATTAGGAAGATAGTATTTAGACTTAAACGATTTCTTGAACATAAAGAAATCTTCCTACGTTCTACAGTAAAGACAACTGTTTATTTTAAAGTGAGAAGATAACGGAGTCTATCGACCAAGGCTAAGATTTCGTCTCTAATGTTGAGAATTTCAGTATCCTTTTCAGGGTTCAACTCTTGTACGGCTGTCGTGGAAAGATATTCGCATACTTCTTTTAAAACACTATCGACATCTAAATCTTCTGTATTAAGAAGTTCTATAGAAGTACCAGGTTTTAATACTAACTTATGATACTTTCCAGAATATACTTCTACTAGCTGATCAATTGATTCGTCTAGCTCTTCGTATGTCTTCCCAAAAGCCTTGTGTCTCGCATAACTGTCTGTCTGCCAATGAAGAATTCTCAGCTGATTCTGAAACTTAATCAGATTAAGAATTGTATTTTCCATAAATTAAATTAAGGATTAGGTCCAAAAGCTCCTGGAGTTCCAATTGTACCAGCATATCCATTATTGGACTTGCTAGTTAAGCGCCAGAACTGATAAGCAATTGTCGCTTGGACTGTTGCAATAGTTCCGTTGTCCTTAATGTCATATGCTGTATCAGCAAGTGACTGAACATAAGAACCAAACAAGGTATACTCTCTTGTTGGAGCTCCACTCTTGTCAAGCAACCAGAGAATAACGTCACTACCTTGAGCGGGTGTTGCATAATTTCCTGTTGAAGAACTATCACTGAATGTATTGAATGTACTGGCTTCCAGAATATCTCTGATGTTATACTTCTGATCACAGCGGAATGTTACGTTGTAGCCAGCAGATCCTGGATAGGAAGCTGTTCCTGGAACGTTGAACTGAAGACCCATGTAAGGAACTTGGATATTGTTAATAGCACGACCTGGAAGGGCAGCAGTCTCAACATAAACCAAGTCTGTTGTTGGATTCAGATTCAAATTTCCAAATTTGACTAATTGGAATTGAAAAAGACGTGCAAAGTCTTGTTGTTGTGCTACTCTATAGAAGTTTTGGATGTTGTTTGCCATATTATTATTTAATAGTTATTAGATGAGTTCTTGGAAGTCTTGTCCAGTGCGGGTTGCAATAAAGTTAACTAAGATGAACTCAGCTGTCTTTACTGGCTTCAAGTAGATATCAACAATAAGCTGATTTTGATCAATAATTTCTGGTGTATTATTACGTTGATCTGCTACAATGAGGTAGTCATAAAGACCTTCTGTATTCTTGGCGTAATCAAATATTGGAGAAATCGTGTTTCTGAGACGTGTTCTCGTGAAATCTGTGTTAGGCTCAAATACGAAGTACTTCAAGGAATTTTGAACGGAACGCTCAAGAGCAAGGAAGAGTCTTCTTACATTAATTCTATCAAACGAAGTTGGCTTTGTCTGAAGAGTCTTTTGACCGTAGATGGCGTACCCGTCTCCTGTGAAGAACACAACAGGGTTTACTGCAATCTCATAAAGACGATCTCTTTGCTTTTGGTTAGGATTGAAAGCGATGTCAACGGCGTTGAATGTACCACGGTTGAGACCACCTGGAGCAGACCATGGTTGAGCAACTTGATCGTTTCTAGCGTAAACTGCTGCAGCGTACCCTGAGAATGGTACCCATACATTCTTACCTGAGAACAGATCATTGACCTTTACCCAGTTACCATAAATGGCTGCGTAATTTGAACCGTATTGACCGATTTGATCTCTGAGAGGGTTGAAGATACTTGTTGTGAAGGTGTTTCCAGTAACGTTGATTGTCTTTGAATCCTTACCAGAAACAAAAATTTGTCTGGAAGGATCGATGATTGCCATACAATCTTTTCTCGTGTTCTCGACAAAGTTGAGAAGATAATTTGTTACTGCGGTCCAGTTATTGTTAAGAGCGCTTAAGCTATCAACATAAGCTGTATCATCGAAAGAGGAAAGGCCAAGTGCCTGGCATGTTGAATAAATTGTGGAAAGACCAGCATCAACAATTACATCAACCAGCGTGTTTTCTGTAGATTCAATTGTTCGGAGGGCGTTATCGAGCTTTTTTGGAACTTCGCCGATAACCTTTGATACATCTAACGAAGTGGCATTTGGAGTATAAGAACCAAGAGGGAATAGGGCTTTGGATGTTCCGTCAGATTGAACTTGAGTTCTTAGACCCGTGCTTGTGTTATACCAGGCTGCTTTGGCAACTGAGGGATTGACAAAAACTTTGATTGTGGAAGAACTTTGATTTACAACGTCTTCGATGAAAGCGTTTGCAAGTGTTCCACCAGTTGGGCTGGATTGGCGTCTATTTGTATCGAGAGATCCAACAAAGCTTTCAACATTAACAATCGAAAGTAAATTAGCATCAACGGTCGAACGGCGGATCTTATATACACCTAAAGAAACGTGATCGGAATATTCATTATATCCAAATTGAGAAAAGCCGACCGTTTGAAGACTCTGAGAAACACTCGGAATACCTGAATCACTCTGAGTTTGGCTAGCTGAAAGTTGGAAGTCGAGTCTAGCTGTATTGTTAGCTGAGGCAAGTAAGGCATAGTTGTCTGACGATCCAGACAGAGTTTCAATTGCTGTTAAAGAAGTGTAATCTACTGTACTTGCAGAAAGACCAAGGTTGCTTGCAAAGCCAACATAATAACCTTCTCCAAGTTCATTAATGGAAGTCTGAAGATCATTGAGAATGAAGAAACCAGCTGTAATATTACTACCAGAAATACCAGTAGATCCGGTATATCCGGACCAATTGAAGTCCCCTTCTCCAATAGCCTGATAGGCGGAAAGCGAAAGTGTTTGATGAACAGGAGTTCCAATGGACCAACTGCCGGAAGCAGAGGTCATCGGATAGAACAAACCACTGTAAGCGGACGAAAAACCAGCACCTGTATCTTCTCCGTAAGGGAGACGGATTGTCGTAAGAGTAGCAGGAGAGTTCAGAACTTCGCGGCAAGAATAATAGAAATAACGCTCAGCAGCTGTAATTGGAGTTCCGTAGATTGACTCGAGTTCACTTACAGAAGTGATGAGAAGAGGTTCGCTAGAAGGTCCTTGAGGAGCAAAACCAGGAACGACTACACTGGTTCCTGTTGGAAGATTTGCTCTAAGACTTAAATCCTTTTCGTTAATTTGTACGCCCGGAGAAGTGATTGATAATGCCATAATATGAAAATTACTTATCTATTTCCGGGTAATTAATTTTTCCTACACTATAGAAATTAGCATTTATTAATATTAATCTGATTATATTGGAATTGAGCTGTTGTTTCGAGAATTTCTCCGTCTCTGTAAGAATAGTTGATACCTCCAAGAGTTGTTATAAAGGCATTTGAGTATACAAATTCTACTTGAGTTTGGTTGTATTCGTCTAAAGCAAGAATTGAAAGATTTGCTTGGTACTCTGTATTCAGACCAGATTCGATTGTAGTATGCTTTGTCACTTCAGCTAATGGTGTTCCGTCATAGTTGGAATGTGCTGGATCGTTTAAGAGAGCAAGCCATTTCCAGAGAACGTAATAATTCTTATATTGGTTATCTACAACAAAATTAACTGTTAAGGGAGGATAATTTGGACGGGAATGGGATGAAAAGTTTGCACTCTGTCCTCCCCATCTTGCTTCCACTGCTGGCACGGTAATATCAGGAACAATCGAACCATAAACACTGATCTGTAAACTCTCGATGTCTAATGTGGGATCGGTTTTGGCTCTTTTTCTTAACACAGAAGGAAGCTCCAAGACAAGAATAAATTTATCTTTTGAAGCCCTGTTAAGAGGAGATTGTGAAGTTGGATTACTCATTAGGTAGGAACGGTGTGAATCCCATGCCCATCAAGGAATCCATGTCGTAGTCATCATACTTATCGTATTTTGCTTGCTCTTGAGGTGTAAACTCTAAATTAAAAGGTTGTTCAGTTGAAGGAACATCAAAGTCGGGATTGGGATTGGTAATAAGTCTAGAGTTTTCAAAATCTAAACTTTTTAATTGATAATCATCGGGGTTAATTGCCCAATATCCGTTTGAAGTAATCCTCATGGGCTTGTTTTGTGTATCATATTCAGCAATAGTAAAGTATTGCTGACAGAGTTCTGATTCTAAAATAAACAAAGACCAAACAAGAGCCATAATCCTATCATCGAAGAAATTATCGCTACGTTTTTTAAAGATACCGTTTGGTTGCCTGACAAATGTTTCAAATTCTGAAATAGTCGTAGGGTCATTAATAGCAACGGCCTCAAGGTGGTTGACCCAGTATCTCATGTTCTGGATACCATCAAATTTAATATTTGTATGGGACAATACTCCCATATTACGAGTTTTATTGTATTGATCTTTTTCCGAAATCTTTGAATAACAGACAATTTTTTCGTATTGATGCTTATAATGAAGAGCATCAATTACTTGAGCTCCGCAGTTATTTCTTTCAATTAACATTGGAGCATATCCCCAGGAGCTTCCAATCATATTAAGTTTGTTTGCAAAATGATAGGGCTCAATTGTTGCTGAACCATATACAGCTACTTGTTTAATATCTTGGAGATTTGTAACATCTAATACTTGAGCAACAGAAGCAGCTCTTCCAATACCTTCTCCAACGTCTACACCAATTACGTATAGATTATTTGGATTGGGATATTCATATACAATATATTCCTGATCATCCGAAGTCCATATTGCTTCTCTCTTTTCTCTTTTAAATTTTTCAATAACAGATGCTCCAACTGCCGAAGCAGAGTCATCTAAGAACTGATTTCCAAACTCTTGTGAGAATTTTTCTTCTGACCCTCCCAATGCAGATATCATATCTGCTTTCCACTCTTCATCTCTTCCTGGTACCTCCCACCAATCTACTCTCTCAGGTACCCAACCTCGTATAGTTCCTTTTTCTGCTCCGGAATATATTTCATAGAATTTATTTCCAATTCCGTTTGGGGTGGACACCATTAAAATTTTAGATTTCTTGCCGGACGATATTGAAGGAATAACAGATGACCAGAACTCTTCTAATAAGTGAGCATCCACAAAGGCTGCTTCATCGATTGCTATCGTGTTCAAACTATCACCACGAATGGAAGTAGCTGTCGTTGTTGATACTATGATACTCGAATCGTTACCAAGCGTCATTCCAGTTTTACCATAATCCTTTACACCTGGCTTAATATAATTTGGAAGTTGTTCGTATGCCATTCTTATACGCTTGAAGATATTAATGGGTTGCTTCTTTATTAGCTACAATCGCTGCTCTATGATCTTCATGAAAGCAAGCCATCCATAACACGAATATAGTTAACAGTGTTGATTTGCCTGACTGACGGCTTTGCATGAGAGCAACAAAGCGTTCTCTCACAAGTGTTTGTAAGACTCTTCTTTGAGCTTCATATAGTTTAATTTTTTGTTTACCACTATCTAAGGTAACAATAAAGAAAAAGTTTTCAGCAAAATATATGATGTCTTCCTTGCATTTTTGCAATTCGAGAAACATATCGCCTGTCCACCCATACTCAGCTCCAGCAATAGGAACATTTTTGGAACCTCTATAGAAATACGAATCGTCTACAGGATTTTCGTTAATTTTTCTGTTTTCGGTATTGTTATAACCTTTCTCTAGGAACTTATTATCATCAAGCACGCTATCAAGTAAAGCTTCCTCTGATTTAGACGCGTTAAAGGAGGTAGGCTTCGTTGCAACCTCTATTTCTTTCTTAGGACGGCCTACAGGACGTTTTTCGGGAGGTTTCTTTGGTCTTCCTCTTTTAGGTTTGTTTTTGCTGCCCTTTGGGCGACCTTTGTTGCCTGCAATTTCTGAACCGGATTCGTCTTCCATACTACTGTCTATTTTCTACTATATCAGTAAATGTCGATCGGAGATGATCAACTAAAGCTCCTTCATCCTTTGCATTAGAAGCATTGAATATACAAACCCTATTACCCTCTAATGAGAATCCGACTAATATGAAACAACTAAGATATTCCTCGATCATTGAGCTCAAATAAGCAAATTCTTTATTTGAGTGTTTTTTTCTGGAAGGTAGTTCTTCTCTATATTCTGCTAGGGCTTGAGCAAAAATTTGTTCGATGTTAATCTTCTCCATCTTTGAAAGAGGAAGAAGCTCCTCATTATTATTTGGAGGAGGCGTAGTAACATCTTTGGAATGTTTTACGCTTTTCTTTTTTCTTGATGG